GCCAACTGGCATTCAAAGATCGGGATAGCCCAAGCTGTTTTCTTGAGCACTTTGTTCAGGGTCTTGTCTGTAACACCACAGCGCAGATCTTTGATGATCACGCGGCGGGCCAGCCCGTTCCACTCAGTACTGCTAAATCTCTTGCTCATGGTGTCAATTGCATCACGAGCACGATTGCCTGTGACACTACGAGTGCGTAAGCCCTCCAGCATGCCCCAGAACTCTACCCAAGGATTCTCGCGATCCACTAAGTCCACAGTCTCGGGCACTTGCCGAACGTTGTATACAAAGAACGGGTGGTAAGCCAGGTAACAGTTGTATAAAAAGCATTGGGCGCTGGTGCTCCCAATGCGGGAAGCCACAAGAGCTTTTTCAATTACGCCTTCTTTGTAAAGACGACTATCCGAGCTTTCGAGATCTCGAATCCAATCTGCTGCCACTTTAACACCATTGCACTGATCCAACGCGGTATCGATCACAGGCACACCTTTCTGTAACTATTTACAGTATTATAACACAAGATGAATTATTGGTCAACGGCCTGTGGCCGGGATTTGAGTATCTGATTGTACACCAGAATTGTTGAGTGTAGCAATATTGCGGGCCTCGCGCATGGTTGCAACAATGGCCTGCCCAGTTTGGGTGGCAGTGTTGGCAATTGCCTCGACGAATTGCGCAGGTCCTTCAAAGGACACAGCCTTACCAATATCATGCAACCCGGAACCAAAGGATTGGATAATACCAGTTGTGCCGAGATTACCAACTTCGGCTAGTACTGTCCAATCGACTCCGGCCAAGGAAAGGTTATTGTTTTCTATATCAATCTGAAACATCATGGTATCAATGTTACTGGTAGTAGTGGACACAATAGTGGGATAACTGTTTGCAATGTTTGCAATTTCTGCAATGGTCGCCGGAAGAAGGCCAATGCCCGACGGGACACCCGGGCCAGTAAATGCTATCTCGGCATTGGCATAAGTACCGGCTGCTGGCCCGGTAGGGATAATCACGTTACCACTTGGGGTTGCCAATGCAAGATTCATATATGCATAAAGTCCAGTACTGGCATTTGTTAACACAGTTAAATTACCAGTGTTGTTTAACGTAGTAATGTCCGCGGTCAGGTTGGCCAATGGTTCAATAAAAGAATTACCAGTCAAGGAGCCCATGAAATCATATATGGTCAAGGTGGCATTAGCAGTTGCCCCGGTAGCAAGATTGCCCACCAAACTGTTTGTTACCGAAGTTGGTATTGGAGAACTAAGATTTCCTATTAGACTAAAATCTGCACTGGATTCAAGGGTCGATACTGTGTTAGCAAAGGCCGGCAAGGTAGAAGTTTTAATACTTTTCACCTGTCCTAAACTATTCCGCAATGCAATATTGGCAGCAGCTTGGTCTGGAGGGATAACACGACTTAGTTCAATATAAGCAGTGGTAGTGGGGTAAGCAGCAAATAATGCACTGTTTACTGTCGTGCCTGTATAGATTAGTACCTGTACTTGTTGATTTGGTGACGTAGCTGTGTTTGACGAAATCTGTGTAACCAATGTGCCGTAACTGGTCGGGAATATCTTTAACGGATCTAGTAGATCAGCTGCTGTGGCGATACCCGGTGTGGTTACTGCCAGTAAATTTAAAATCTGAGCCAGGTCACTGCCGGTGATTGTAGTAAGGGCAGTGTATATTTTTTTATTAAGCTTGGGAGTTACAGTGCCCAAGCTGTTTGATTCAGTAATGTCACTTTGTGTGACCCCGGCAAACAACAACGCTGTGTATATCGCCGGTATCACACCGCCCACCGCTGCCATTTGTTGGAGCAATGCAGCAGGTTGTCCCAGATTTGCCAAGTTACCAAGATCGATCAGGCTTCCTAGCTTTCGTAAGTCGGCACCAAACTTTTCAAAGTCTGCGTTAACATTGCTGACGCCGCCAGAAGTTAGTGCGTTCATGTCAGTAAAGGTTGAACTTATTAAATCACTATTGGTAACTGAATTCAATATCGTGTTGGTGCTGACACGATATCCTTCACTACTGTAATAAATCTGTGTAAAAATTCCCAGATCGTATCCACTGCCATTGATGTTGCCCAAGAGTCGGTTAATCTGTGTGTCTATGACCGTTGTAGATCCATAGATGGTGTTACCGTATGCTGCAGTCATGTTAGCAGTATAGTCGCTAGGGATAGCATCAGTCAGGGCCGGAAAGGTTGTGTTTCCTAGTGTTACAATTGAATTAAATGTTGATTGTGATATTACATTTGCAGACACAGCTGGTATTGCATTGGCAATTACCAAAAGAATATCTGCAACTGGTTCAACACTGGTGTATTGATCAAGCCCGGTGATGAGATTGGGATTAGGATCTAACCCCTGGTTCAGAATCAAACCATTGGTTGCTATCAACATTAATGGACTATAGGTACCGTAACTCATAGTTTACGCTATCACGTCGGCTGAGCCTGTGTTTAAAGTAGTGCAACTTGGTATCAACACACTACCAATAATAGCAATCGGTCGGCCATTTACTAGCACAGTTGAATTTCCAGTGCCAATTTTAGAAGTGTGAACTTTTTTCCCGAATTGATGTGCTGCAATACTATCGTCAACTCGGGCGCAGGCTTTTCCGTTAACCAGCACATCTGGACTGCCGGAGTTGACTTTAGGAACTCCGACGTGTGGAACACCGGTACTACCTACTGTTGCAACTCCGGGCATGATCTGGTCCTTGGTTATCCAGTAATAATCGATCTTGAAATTGGTACAATACCGGTTGTGGCCTGGTACCAATTGGTGCGAACATCCTCGCGTGTTTCGGCGATCATTACTATGTTGTTAGTATTTAGCCGTACATCTTGCTCCATTTTTGCACTAAACAGGCCTGGCATCATTTGCAAGCCATTAGGGCTAAGAGCGCACAAGATAGGGTGAGAAACAATCAAGTGATCGTCGGAGATGGAAACAATCTTAGCGACAATTTCCTCGCCTGTGGTCATCTTGAATGTATAAATTTGGTTTACTGATGGTGTAGTCATGTATTAATTTAGTTCAATCGTTGCCGTAGCTCTGTAAAACCGCCCACGTATTCATTGTCCAAAAAGATTTGTGGTAGCGTGCGTGCTGTCGGTACTGCCTCTAGCAGTTGCTCCCGCGTCCAGTCTTGCATGATGTTGCGTTCTTCATAATCAATGCCGCGGGCGTCTAACAACGCCTTGGCTTGTACACAATAAGTGCATTGGTCCCGGCTCCATACAATAGCTTGCATTTGTTTTTCCTTATTATAAATTGGGTAACTGATCGTAATCTATCGAGTCAGACATAATGCCTATCACGTAGTTGGTACTTTCAGATTCTTGCAGTGCTGTTTGCTTCTTAGATGTATCGCTGTGCTTGTTGAACCAAGGAATCGGGGTCGACCTTGGTGCTGGCTCAAGATACTTGATGCCAATATCCTTCAAGGCGCCGACTGCGGTGTAGTCCACAAAGTCCTTGAGGATGTTTGCGTTGAGCCCAATTACTGGTCCTTTGTTGAACAAGTAGTCAGCCCACTCTTTTTCTTCTCTGATCACATCCAGGTACAACTGGTACACATCATGCTCACATTCGGCTTTGATAGCAGCAAACCTGGGGTCGTCCTTGATCACTTGATTGATCAAATACGCAGTCCAACCCTTGTGCAGCAGCTCGTCCTGTAGGATAAGGCCAATGATATTACCGTTGCCGATGAAGATCTTGTTCTCTACCATGGCCAGACTGGTGGCAAACGACACCATAAATCTGAATGCTTCCAGTGCGTAGCTGGCATGCAGGGCCATCCAAATTGCCCTGACATGTTCAGTTTCGTCAACCGGCTGTCCTAGATCCTTTGCACAGTTTACACGGTGCAAGTCGTTGTAGTACTGACCCACACTGCTGGCCATGTCTATAATGGCCTGAGTGTCGTGAATTGTATTAAACACATCCTTGGGAACATTATAGATGTTACGAATAATGTGACTGTAGCTCTTGCTGTGGATGTTGGTTTCAAAGAATGTCCAGTTGTAGATCAGGGCCTCTAACTCGGGCAAACTGACAACAGGCATGAATACCTGGCTGGGTGCACGACCCTGCAAGCTATCCAGGGCTGTTTGTCTGAGCAAGTTGCTGGTGAAAATGTGCTTTACTGATTCACTAGCGTCTTTGAAGTCGTTGGCATCCTTGCTTAGACTAATCTCTTCGGGTTGCCAAAAGAACCCACGTGCAGTCTCTTCGAACTTGGCAATCTTGGGATACTTGACTTCTTCGAACCTTTGGATAGTCACAGGGCCGGCCGGGTCCAGGAACATCGTCCGATTAAGGTAGTCTGTTTTAGTTTTTAAATCATATTGTTGTCTTGACATTTTACCAGTGCCTGATTGTGTTGGCTATAATAAAGCCACAAGTTATAACATGTATTATAACCCAAAACGTCTTGAAAAACAAGGCTATTCGGGCTTCCTGAAGAGTTAATATAGGCACGCCCGGGCGATCATGATCTGACTCACCCATCAAATGCCCAGTGGCTCGTGCCCAAATCTTTTCAAGACTGTTCATGTTTTATCTTAGTTGCCAGGTGGGTTTTGGATGGGCAGACTTACTGGATACTGAGAGCAAATATCGGGATTTCCCTGTCCTGCTTCTGTTAAGAACGTAGTTGCTGCTGGCACCTGTCCCGTTGGGCACGAACATACTGCGATACCGTCGGCACCTTTAAGGCAATTCCAACTAAAACAGTTGCTAGATTTATTACCAAGATTCAAACTAGCATCGCATTTTTGTAGCGTTGCTTTCATATCTTTTGGCTTTTTGCTAAAGTCACTAGCCTCTTGTGGGTAGAAAAGTTTAGGAGCAAATAAACTCCAAACATGTTTATCATCAGTAGCAGTGCATGACCCTTGCATATTGCCTGCAGCGGTATCAGCAATTGCACGTCCTTTAAGTATTGGGCAACGGCATTCTACCTCTGGATATGTTATACCGGAGGTGCCGGTAATTGTTTTTCCGGTGGGCTTGCAAGTAGATGCTGCACACAATGCATAGTGCCCGTCACATATGGTAATGCCTTTGGTTTGTGCTTGTGCATTAAACGCTAAAATAAATCCTAATATAACTAATAATTTTTTCATTTCAATTTTCCTTTGTTAGATTTCGCCAGCAGCGTCAACTTCGATGTTTGTCACGCCGAAATAAGATTCTGCTTAACATTATGTTAAATCTCTTTGTTTACGTTTATTTTCTTCTCTAATCGTTGCCGCAATTCTCATTTTTGCCTTTGCTTCTTCTGACATTGTTTTACCTTGGCGAGACAAAGACATCTTTGCTTTAGTTTCGTTAGACATTGACTTTCCAGCCCATGGACCAACTCTTCCTTTAGATTTTTCAGAAAGTTTCTTTCTTGTTTCTTCAGATATACAAGGTCGATTTTTAACAGCTTCTGACATTTTCTTTTTAGTTTCCTCGGTAAATGTTCTTCCTTTTTGTGCGGCAGACATTCTCGCTTTTGTTTCTTCTGTGCGTTTTTGACCGACTCTTTTTTTGGCGGCTTCTTTTTGTATATCAGGATTACGTCTATTAGGATTATTATCGCCTGACATAGATTCGGAGTACTGCCTACGCAACCAGCCATATGCTTTATTATTTCTTTTACCGTTATTAATCATAGATCCAGTAGTCATATTCATTGCGGCATATAACAACTTTTGATTGCCTGGATAGATTTTACATAATAGTAAGTGAGCAAGATAATGTTCTTCAGGATATAATTTAATCAAGTTTTCTTTATTATCTAATCCACCAATGCAACGGGGCAGGATATGATGTTTTTCAACATACCCTGTTCGTGTAATTTCACGATTTATTAAATTATTATATATTTTTTGATAGTCCATTATAATTTGCAGGCCAAACAATCTTCCTCGTCATCAAAATCAATTTGTTCAAGTGGCATATTTGGAGGCGTTTCTGCATCCATTTTGCTACCTTGTTTATCGAGAAGTGAGTAGTACATTGTCTTCAAACCCCATAAATGTGCTTTCATTAAATTCTTAGCAATTAAAGTAGATGGCACTTTGCGATCCGGGAAATGCTTTGGCGAATAAAATGTATTAGTACTTATGCTTTGATCCACATATGCTGCAAGTACCGCAGCAGTTTTCAAGTATCCATCGCAGTCAGTTTGATCCCACATCAGTTGGTATTTGTTTTTTAATTTATGGTACTCCGGAACCACTTGTGTAAACGATCCCGCTTTGCTTTCTTTGACACTGATCAAGCTCATGGGCATTTCAATGCCATTGGTGCTGTTGATAACCACACTGCTGGATTCTACCGGAGCAATGGCCATAAGGGTGGCATTGCGTACACCGTACTGCTTCATGTTGCTGCGCAGTGTCTCCCAGTCAAGCTCGGGTGCAAAGTTTGCCAACTCATTAACTCCTGCGGCACGTAGTTCCCAGGGGAAGGTGCCTTGTCCGTATCGTGTTTTATCGCTGTGCAGGCAAGAACCACGTTCCCGAGCTAACTCAACAGTGGCTTCGGTCAAGTAGTATGCCAAATGCTCCATCCAGGATTTGACTTCTTGGAGTGCGTCTTTCTCACCATACTTGTAGCCGCGTTTGGCGTGCCAGTAGGCCAGGTTAGTAACACCAATGCCCAAGGGTTGAATCTCATCATTGCTTAATTTACTTTGAATGCTCAAGAAATCTTGATAATCCAGTATATTACAGAGGCTACGCTGTAAGATGCGGCAAGCCCGGCGCATGTCTTCAGGATTACGGAACGCGCCCCAGTTAATACTTCCGAGTGTGCAAAGAGCAATACGGCCAGCATCATCGTCGAGGCGCTTGAAAGATTTAGTAGGTAATAGAATTTCACAACATAAGTTACTCTGGTATATGGTATGATACTCAGGATCAAATGGACCTTGATTCATGACATTGTCAATGAATACAAGATAGATACGTCCAGTATCAGTGCGCTCTTTGAGAATACCACCCTTGAATACATCTTCTGCATTCATGGTCTTTTTACGCAGGCCCGCTTGTTTCTCGTACTTTACATACAGGTCTTCAAACCGTTGGGTGTTGGTGTAAAATGCCTCATATAGATCGGGTACTTCGTTTGGGTCAAAGAAGGTGATAGACTCTTTGTTTTTAAATCTGCGCCAAAAGAAAGCGGACAGCACGACCCCATAATCCATATGTCGCACCCGGGTCTCGTCGGTACCTTGATTGTTTTTAAGTACGATAAGATCATCAAACTGATGATGCCAAATAGGATAGAATACAGTAGCACTAGCATTGCGGATACCTCCTTGACTGCAACTACGCAGGTCGCCAAACCACTTCTTCAGGAACGGGATCATTCCTGTGTGCATGATTTCACCACCGCGAATGGGACTACCAAGTGGACGCAGACGGCCAATCTCCAAACCAATGCCAGCACGTTTGCTAGCATACTTGGCCATCATTTCACCACTAGCAAAAATACTGTCAAGATCATCATCACTACGAATGAGCACACAACTAGAGAACTGCTTTGTAGGGGTCCCAAG